ACATAACACACTGTGCATTACAGCGAGTCGAGGTTTCTAAAGCCAGCGACTTTAATTGCATTAGTCGCCGTCAGCCCATGTACCAACACTGGACATCTCAACCCACCCCGTAGCATCAAGCGCCACAAGGTGAATCCAGTCATACGCAGTAGTATTAGTAATTGAATCACCCGCCGCGTTCACAATGCCCCAAATCTGGTCACCGCTGTGTTCGTCAATAATCATATCTTCGCCGGTAAAGTTAATAATCGTAACCGTGTAACCTGCAACCGCCGTCGGCAAAGTGATCGTAATGCCACTTGTGTCACCTAGATCAGAAATAACGCCACCGCTAACTTCAGCAATAGAAAGTGTTACAGCAGTACCAGTCTTAGCAATAACATTAGCCAGCCCCTGCACAAAACCGTCTTTCAACAAAACACTATCAAGCGTAACACCGCCTGCAGAGGTAAATTCATCGATCGTATCGATCATCAAGGCGCCGCCCACAGGCATTCGAGCCACGGGGGTGCCGCTATCAAGAAACTCCATGCTTGCGCCCAGACCCTCGTTATCTACGATAACACCCGGCGTAGCCGTAGCAATTTGTGTTGGGACGACAATCTTTTCAAGAGGACCCCGCACGTTGTAATGCGCACCAGTCCAGGGCGACCTTTGAACATCAAGGTCGGAGGACGCTGACTGCTGATAAGCAGCCAGCGCCACACCTAGAGACAGCACGCACAACACGAGTGAGATCGTGATCAAAATTTTAGTTGTGCGATTCATTGACTAACTCCTTTTAGCCTGCGCCAGTGGAGCCGTAAATCCAGCGCCACCCGTAAGTACCGTATGACCAACGGCCATACAGCCTCCAGCGCAAGGCCAGAGTATCGAAATCGCGCTCGGGACGAGGGGTCAAAGAAAGCGGAACACGATCGTACCAGACTAGATTATCGCGCATGAGGTTACTATCGGCCAAGAACCAAGCGGTTGAACTAGTCAAGAACGGCCAAACCACAACACGCAGATTCCAGTTTGCGAAGATACTAAGGTCATAGTTGGACTGTCCCGGAATGTACTCAGTCTTCGGACCAGCAATCATCCAAGCAGCCTCTTCCAAGGCCGGAGGAACGATCAAAGTATCAGGATTGATCAGGATTTTCTTACCGCGATCATCCACCCAACTACGCATAGCCAACCGCGCAGCCACGACATTATCGTGAGTCAACACACCAGTCGCCAAGTTACTCTGCGTGGTTGTGTTAGTGGGGCTGTAGGGGTGGGTCGCAACACAGAGATAGGAACCGTCTGCAGTCGTTGTAGCGGTAAAAGCATCATTAAACAAGCCCGCGCCTTGCTTCTCACGAGTGTAAGCAGCGGAAGTCGCCAGACCTTGAGGCTTCTGAATCGCAATGTTAAAGCGATCGTCCTCGACGATATCGTTAGAGATCTCCAAGCCTTTCGCGTAGCGCTTGTGGATGACATCCTTAGCCCACAGGCCCTCAAACGTATCGTACTCGAGGGTTCCGTTGAATTCAGGAATCTCACCCAGGCTGCCGACAGCGAACATTCGCTCACGCCAGTCCGAAGAGGTCTTCATAGAGTAAAGCAACGGCGTTACCGCCGGGATACGATTATATTGCTGCCAGAACACCCGCTGAACGATGGGGTCTAGGAGGTGCATCAAGTTGCCACCGGGATAGATTTGCATTTGTTACCTCCTAGTAGTAATAGCCCGTGATTTTAGGGAACCGAACATAAGCCCACGCATTAGTGGTGTCCAGTGCCTTGTCCAATATAACACCTGCCGGTGTCCCAGCCATTGTAACGTCTGATGCATCAACCGTACCACTATTTTCCAGGTCGATCGTGCCGCCACGAATCGCAGCCGCATTAGGCGTACCTGTATACTGCACACGGAAAACGTGTGCGGGAGTGCATCGAGCAACGGCCACTGACCCAGCCGTAGTGATCGTGGCTGCTTCAGCCGCAACACCCAGCACAGTCGTAGTAAAACCAGTCGCGCACAGGGCTGCCGAGCCAGAAGCCAGCGTGATCAAATCACCTTTCTTGAAGGTTACACCGGGCTGACCCGGGACCTCTTCAATCCACGGTTTCGTCGCGTCCAAAGAGTACGCGAACTCGAAACCTTGAGTAAGAACTGCCATCTTAAGTTACTCCTGTTTAGTGCCTGTTACGAGGAGTCGTCCATCCCCGCAGGCTTTGCAGGATTCCAACCATCTGCCAACTTCAGGTATTGTTCAGACGTAAGTTTATCGTCATCACTAAGATACTGGTTAAATGTACTCAGCATTCTTTGTTGATTTCGATCTAACGTCGTGGCCGGGGGTTGTGTGCTAGGTTGACCAGCATCGGTTGAGGCTGCAGGAGGTTGCGTTGCGGGAATGATCTCTTGTAGACGTTTGGCGTCTTCAAGCATTTCCTCAAACGTATCTCCTTGCAAGCGCTCGGCCAGTGCCACAGGAAGCCCTGTTTGGGCACCTACCCTAACACGCAAAAGCTCTCGCGAACTTGCCACTGCATCGGCCTTGGCAACTGCCTCGGCCTCTTGCGCCTTTTCTGCCAATGCTTTATAATCCTCTTTCTTTACCAAATCGTCTCTTTCGAGTGCGTCGAGCCGATCTGCCAACGTCTTGAGGTCTGCACGGGCGGTGTTGCGTTCTGTAACTACCTGAGCAAAACGATCATATGGAACCCTACTATCTGCGCCCTGTGTCGTCGGGCTTTCCGAAGTTTCACCAGTCTTTTGCGACTCTGCAGTCGGAATATCCGGCATTACCATTCTACGTGCTCCTTTCAAGCCATCCGTTACGAGGATGATGCGATTTTTTAAAAACGTTAAAACTTAGGAACTTACGCTACCTTTTATATGAGCGCGGTCGCGGTAGCTACTTAGGCGCTTTTCTAATAGCATCCACTTGCGGTAAACTCAATGAGTCGTGTTGCAGGAAGGACGCTTATAGTTTCAATATCCTAGTGATATCATAACACAGAATACAGGTGTCTGCAACCTAATCGCGCTGTTGAGTTTTAGGTTGATCCTGTTCCGTCGTAGACTTTGGTTTGATACTGGACAATCCAGGTTGTACAACAGCCTTTGTTGAAAGACCCGGCGAGGTTTCCGAAGTAGTTTCCGCAGGTTGTAGTAGCGCTGCAGCCGCAGCATCTACTGCAAGCTCTTCCTTAATACGCTCGATATCTGGGTCGGAATACCCGTACTCACGCAAGCGCTGCGTATGCGAGATATTGGGGCCCTTCAAGTTAACAGACTGAATCGCAACCAACTCATTGCGCGTTTCAAAGTCACGCCACTGACACTCGAGTTGACTAGAGATATCAAAAGTATACTTTTTCTTAGGCTTCTCGACACCCTCTAAAGATTTAGGCGGCCATTCTCCATAAGCCTTTTGCATCGCGACACTAACCCGCATCATTTGCTCAAACTGCTCACCTACATCAGATGCAAAACCCTCACACTTTTCAATAAGCCCAACTTCAGCAGTTTTAAGGGCCTCCCCTGACGGGAAACGATCTCCGGGAGTATGAAAAGCGTGTTGCGGGGTGCGCGACACAGCCGATACAGCGGAGTAATCAGCTTCAATAGCCTTCAACACACCTACAGGGTTTGCCGCAGCAAACTGCCCAAAACTACCCGTTTCTGCAGGCAAATTCCAGACTATACCCACAGCAGAGGTGTACCCACCGTCAGGGGGTTGACCACCTGTGGAGTATCGCTGCGGCCAACCCTGTTGATCCAGAATGTTCGATAGATCAATAAAACCCTTATTAAGCAAGTCCTGAATTGGAATAACGTTCTTGAGCTCAGAGGACCCGTGCGAGCTGGAGCTACGTCGATTCACAAGATGCACAGCAGGGATAACGCCCGCTTTCCAGACTTTAGAGTCTATAACTTTCCAAACAATCGTAGCCGCATCCTCGCCATAAGCGCCGCTATAGCGTGTAATCATATTGTCTGTATAGATGTTCAAACGCCAGCGCAAAGGGCCCCCAGAAACTTCGGGACGCAACGGCCAGCGTTTAAGAAAAGCGATCGGCTTGTCAACGTCATTTTCATCGTAAACCATGTAGCAATTTCGAGGATCATTAATACGGAACCTCGGATAGGATACCTTACGCAGAGGGTCGGTGTACCACTCTCCAATCAAGTACGCATCACCGTACACCAGCGCATCTCGGTATAGCGAGCCTTGACGCGTAGCCAGCCCCGAAAGCCGCCAAAGCTCCCAGGCCCAGTCATCAAAGTCGTCAACACCAGCATAGTTCGTTACGCGCAGGCGCCCGACCATCGAATCAACCACAGTGCAGCAGACGTTCACGCGAAAGTTGACGAACCCATTAGACTCCAAAAACGTCCGTGCGCGATCAGTCAGCTTGGCTTCTTGACCAGAGCCGTCATAATACGACTCATTGTCAGCATACCGGGCACAGAGCGCTTGGTGCTCATCCAACCAAATCTGAAACCTTACCTGGTCAATCATCCCAAAACTCCTCTAAACGGCGCACGTTAGCAAGCAGGTCGATGTTTGACCCTTTTCGTCGCTGTCCTTCAATACAGGAAAAACACGCCCCGGCCAGTGCATCACTGACATCTTTTGAATTATGAACAAATACACCGTCGGTTAAAGCAAAATTATGGTGTTCGGCTACCTCAAAGTCATAAACATCAGCTTTACCTGCAGGAGTCACAGATAGAACAATATGGTTTCGCGGCTTTCCTGATTTAACCCAAGCCTTAAACACAGGCCACGATTCAAAGCCTTCCCATAAAACACGATTAACAATTGTCCCATTCCCGCAACCTAATTGGTTAGCCATTGTATTGAGACTCATCGGCATCAATTTCAAGATTGTCTCGAATGTTATATCGGTTCTAGCACGATGACTTTCCATCCCGGTACCGAACTTCCCCTCATCCCAGGCGCGGGTGATGGTTTCCCAACTAATTCGAGAACCTTCACCTGAAGAAATGTATTCGGCGTGGCCCGCTCGCATAGCCTTTACACGATTCGGCCAAAGATTATTGCCGTGAATATAGCAATGCTCACCCATAGTCAGACTGACCAGATTTTCGGGGGAATTATTGCGCTTATTACCGTCTTGATGATGAATAACTCGACCTTTACGCCGTAACCGCGCCCAGTCCGCAACTAGCCAATGCGTTTTAATACGCCGATCGGTGGGGGTCCACACACGCTCGTACCCAAACTCGTGTGCATGATTCTCGCTGTAATTGCGATACAATGGCATGAGGGAGTCTTCTATCTGCAACTCGTCTGCTCGACGATAAGAGCCATCTCGCAACATGAAAAGATGGTCGGGCGTACACCGAATATGTTTACCTTGATCAAGTTCTACCTCGACGATATCAACATTACGACGAGTTATACGCGGCTTAGATGCTACGCCTACCGTAAGCTCTTTATTTGCATCAATACTGTAAACATGGAAGTCAGAACCGTCCCCGTACCTCTCAACAAGTTCCTCAAAAGTCGGATTAGTTCCATCCAAGAGGGCTACGCGAGTGTCACCTGTAAAACAGCCGAATGACATGTGGTCCACGCGCCTGCCATCGACGAGTTGTAACTGCAGCAATTCTTCCAGAATAGACGTAGGCGCCGGTGGAACCGCGTCCCACGGCAAGTTATACCAGTCCAAACCACCCCAAATCAAAAGCTCCTGCAGCGTATCGTAAGGGCCCGTTGTGCGATCCACAGAAAGGATCTCTGCGGGAATGTCTCGTTTACGCATCTGCTGGATCGAATCTGCAGATTGCCAGCGATCATACGTCACGCCACCCATCCTAAAATCAAAACCCATTGACTGCAAATCAAAAATGATCTGGCGTACTCGAGCAAAATCAATATCATCCTCACCGGCTGTGAAACGCATCGCCAAATCAACATATACTGATGTAGCTAACTTTTGTTCGGTTTTAGCATCGAAACCCATAGCATTAAGTCTTGAAGCACCCACCAAGCGCTCATAATGAGCGCACTGCGGCGTCGGGGAATGCACAACCACCAAGCCACAACTATCCCGATTCTTTGCCAAGTCCACATGTACATATCGCGGAGCCTTGCAGCATGGCACAAAGCTTGGCTTAAACGCGCCGTCCTTATCTACCGGATGATCTCGCACAGTAGGGGAGGCCTCGATCAACCGACGATTTCTGAAGAACGCTTCCAAGGCAGTCGGGGGATCGGCGCCAAAGTCTCGCTGGGCATTTCTAGGACTTCGCCTAAAGTCATCTTTAAGTGATTCGTAAGGAATTAACGGGTTCGCTTCCCAGGTCGCCATATGTACCGAGAGCATCCGGGGGAACTCGCCCGACTCAGCCTGTTTAAGGAGACGCATTCCCAGGTCGCCCTCCCACTCAGGGGAGCTGATTTCTACTGACCGGGCCTGCATTCCAAAGCGCTTTGTCGAGCCGCGCAACTTATTATAAACATCTTCGGCGTTGTCTTTGCCGCTCGTATCTTTATAGCGGGAGATCTCGTCAAATACTACACAGTAAACCGTACCGCCGACGAGTTGGGTAGCGCGACTGTGGCCGCACTTGATAACGATATTCTTGCAAAGTTCGATACGCATTGCTTGGATACTGATCACAAGGCCTGGCGTGCTAAACCACGGACCGCCTTGCTCGGCGCGGTCCTTAATGTGCTTAAATACAGCGTCCTTGGCCTGATCTTCGGAAGTCGCCATGTTCAGACAGGCAATGATTTCCTGACCAGGAGCAAATCCCCAATACGCCTGCGGATCCTCGAGCGTTACAAGCAAATACGCGCAGTACCATGCAATGATAGCGCCCAAGACACCCTTACCCGAACCCATGCCCATGATAGAAACGAGCTCGTTATAGCCGAACTGTGGCTGAAAGAACTTGTAAAGAGTCTCCCGTTGCCACGGAAAGAGCTGCAAACCACAAAAATAAGGGTCCTCAGCAAATGTCACGGCATCCACAATACCGTGTAACTGGGACCCATCCTGGCCGACGTTTGAAATTAGTGAAAGGAATCCTGCTGAGTTAAGCAGGCGTGCTTTGACTTCCAAAGCCTTAAAAAAGTCTGAAAGCATGTACTCGGTGTCTGGGTCAAAGATAACTGACTCAGTTGCCGACTTAATGACAAAATCCAAGGCCTCGATATCGCCAACCCGAGCCTCGATCGCGAGGTCTCGCTTGGCTAGGACATAGGCTTTGGCAGCATCTGCGGTAGTATTATGACTGACAAGTTCTTGAAAGTCTGTAAGGAGTTTCTTTGTGATTCCAGGAATACGATCACGGCCCGTAAGCCCGCGATGCTTTCTTAACCAACTGTAAACATGTGTAGCCGAGCGTCCCTCGTCAACCAACATTCGGTAGATGTCAGGAAATTCATTCGCGTTGTAGATAGAGGTAAACTGCGGATCAGTTCCAGACACACACTACTCCTACTGAATGATAGTCATTTAGTAGGAGTATAACGCAAAATATAACTTATGACAACCTTACGAGTTTAGCTACCCGTAGACCGTTTTCATCAGTAATCGTATGTAAAATAATTTCCTGGCCTTCGTAATCATTACGTAGTACTTCAGTGCAGTCGCAGCCCCAGCCATAAATCCACCCAGAGCCATCAACACACTCAAACCTTGTAGGGAGTAACAAACCTCCGCAAATAGGACATTTTGGCATCTTTTCAGCCTCACAAGAATAGCGCTTCATCATGCGCGTGGTGTCGTATACACTTTACGGTCAGCAAACTCTTGGCGCTTGCCCTTGTTCCAGTTGCGGATAGGGCGGAGATATCCGACGCAGCGCGAGTAAACTTCTGCCGGGACCTCGATCGTCAGCCCCGTCTCTTTGGCATATTGCGCCATTGTCTTGTTTCCGTTCGCGTCCACGGCTCTTGGCGATGGCGTGTCCTTCCATTGAAACATTCCTACATAATAGGTCATTCTAGCTCCTTTGTTGGGATGTTGTTTTCGCGAACAAACTCTTGGTGTTCGGGCTGGCCATGCACAAACTCATTATAGGCTTGGGCAGCCTCTTCTTCTGTGTCGTGACAACCAAGGCTGTAACGCTTCTTGTGCCACCAAGCCTGAGCTTGCCATTTCTTTGTGTCCTTTCGCCATGTAACCCCCCGGTACTGGCTAGAACACCCCTTGCGCTTTCTGCCATTCAGATTATTCTCGCCCTGAGAGCATAGTCGCAAGTTGCTACGCTGGTTATTCATACCGTTTCCATCTGCGTGATCTACCACCTCACCGGCCTTTGCGCCAAGGATTAGACGGTGCATATAAACAGACCCTGCATACTTTCCGTTTTGCCTAGGCAACATTCGGTGCGAATACTGGGTGTACTTGTTCTTGTAGTATGTTCGGCCCCACCTCCATTGACTCAACCATTCATAGTCCTCATCGTCAACTGTGGCAAACATGCCTGGGCCAGCCTTGATGCGCTTCATAATAACTCCTTCCGTTTGATCAGAATAGGGTTATTATAGCACAAACGCTAACGGACTGCAAATAACGCTACTCTGGAATAAACTTCACAAGGGACTTTGAGAGGGTTTTCGGGGTCAGCTAGGTCGAAGAGCTCAGGTTGAGTTTGATTTTTAACCATCTAATAATCTCCGGTATGATAGGTTTTTTAATGATCTCGAGGTCAGGTGAAACTAATGCGTCCACCAAGTCAATTGTAGTGTTTAACTGGACAATTTGCAAGTCCATTATATCAGCAATCTTCTCCAATTCCTCAATCCGCTGCTTGAGCAATAACACCGTAACAGCGCGATTCACTCTACCGTCACCCACTCGCCTGCCGTAATCGTACCCTGCGGCCACACTACCTTGCCGTCAACTTCAATACGCATAGCGCCGTTCTCATGAATGATCACTGTCTCGTGTGCTGACAACCAGTCGGGAACCAGCTCGCGGCAACACGGGCAATCTATGTCTTGAACCCTGAGAACCGAACGCCCGTTGTCTTTAAAGTCCAGAAGCAAAACGTCTGCACTTTCCCCGGTTACATAGAATGGCTCCGACGGCCCTGGGACCTCCTCAGCAAACGGCGTCCAGGGATTCGCCATGTCGTCGATCACATTATAGACAACAGTCCCCGACAATATCACCAACAGAATAGCGCCAATCGTTATTGTTGCAGTAACCACCGTGCTAAAAAAATCATCTATCCTTTCAGCCTTACTCATTTACTTTACTTCCTCCCACCCCACAACCTTCTCTAGCATAAATGTCGTAGTTCGATCCCCCGCTACAATAATCAATGTATCTTCTGTCTTACAAACAGATAGAACATTTTCAAAACGATAAGGTCCTTTTGCGATTATAGTTTGGACCAACACCTTCTCTGATTTCATAAGGCCCATACTTCCACGTAGCAGTTGTCCGAGATGTATACCGGTAGGAGGTACCCCTGTGCATGGTTAGCTGACCCTGAGCGATCGAGAAGACCCCTCAAAGTAGGCTTGACTTGGATACTCGTATTAGCCTTGAGGCCATACTGTTCTGAGGTATAGCCCTGCATTATCCAGCCCAGATTGACCTGCACCAAGAACGAATTAGGGTTCCGCAACGTCACCTGGAAGCGAATATCGCCATAGGCATCGGCGTGACGCACAGGAATCATCAGTTGATGCGTAAACGGTGGTTGAATGAGTTCCTTATTTACGATCAAAGACCAGCCACTTGCGCGGTGTACTAGATGCCTGACACGAGTTGCCAAAGAAACCATATAGCCCTCCCCATAAGATACCCTGACCCTGCCAGGATCGCTATACCCGGCAACTTAGCCAGGGCACCTTCCCAGCGAGATATTACGAATACAACATCGTCGACCAGATTAAACTTGCGGTCTAAAATGAGGCCGTCATGATAGAAATACCCGCAATACGTAATCGGGTCGTCTCGGACCCTAAACCAAATAGGTTCATATAGGCGCATGATCACTTAATCCTTGTCAGGCTGTGCGTAACACCGTTGAACTTCAATTCGGTTGAGGCACCTACTCGTAGATGCTCGCCGTGCAGATGCACAGGGGTGTCGTCGCCAACGTAGTGATGCGTTCCAACATGCACCGAGGCGTACCGCATGACTTTGTGGTGGATGCGATGACCGTTCTGGTACTGCTCAAAGAGGTACTCCTTGCGAGGCCCAAATAGTCCAAACATCAGCAACCGTTCTCCTTTTTGTATTGCGTCGTTTCGATGTCCAGTGCAGCCAGGGTATCGCCTAGTCGGTGATCATTGTTGATTCTGTGCTGGAGACGTAGTGCCAACGTAAACGCCTGCAGCAAGGCTTTCCCGGCCTCCTCCGGTAGACCCCAACCCGCAACAGCTATCGTGCACAGCTCGTGCGAGCTGTTCTTGGAGACTATCGCGCCATGCTCAAAGTTGAGCTGCCACTTGTTAGAACCAACGTTGCCGTCCGTGAAAGTCGCTTTAGGCATCAGGACAGGATACGGTAATTTCAGATACACATACTTCCACGAGACCCCCTTTAAAGCTTAAAGTATGCCTGCTGTTTGAGCCGACACACCCAGCCCGGGGTTCTAAAGCCCAAACAGCAGACCGTTTCACTAGCGCAGCCCCCTTTGCAGTGAGATATAAAGATGCGCTAGAGCTGTATCTTGCAACAAGTTGCGCACAAACCTTATTAAAAGTTTAATTAGGCGTAGGCTGCCTCAACTGCCATCAACGACTCGATGGCGAACTTTGCGGCATAACAGACCGCTTCACAGAAAGTACCGCCGTAACAGCGACCCATACCACCCCGTGAACCGCGACTGTCCCATTTTCTAAACGATACTTGCCAATCACAGCCACTGGTTGGTTCAATCTTAGCCTTCCAACCAGACTCCTCCATAGCATACAACAGCACCCGCGCATGGTATTCGTCCGTTGTTGGATGCCAACCTCCGGGGCTGTTTATTGCAGCCGTTATGCTAGTGGCAGTTACGTGCGCTGCTAACCACAGACCCAGTTCTTCGTTTGTTTGATTCACCAATCCCCCTAACATTTGCAAACCGCGCCGCCGTCTATCTAGAGTAACTATGATTCCTCTAGAGCCTCACTCATAGCATATTGGCTTGCCGTCTCGAACGGCGCAGCGGGTGAATCAATTAGCTCAGCGCCTTGACGATCTCGGCACGCACTTCTTCCAGGTTGTAGCGCGGGTCGCTCTCAACAAATGCGCGCTCTACCAATTGTGGCAGGCTTTCCCCGCCTGTTGCATGATGCGATCCCTTCTCTTGCTTACACGACTCAGCAGGAGTCGTCACCGATCAAGAGGAGAGGCGGGACTTGAACCCGCGACCTCTTTCGTTCTGCCGGCAAGCGCGCTACCATCTGCGCCACTCTCCCCGTTATCCCCACCGCACCGCCGTCTTGCCAGGACTACCGACCGGAATGGTCTGGCCAGAGTTACCGATCCCCGTGAGTTGACCGTCCGGCGGCACTCGCAGGCCTGTTTGTGTCTCTGTTCGTCACGAACGGCGCAGTATTGTTAACCAGAGCCCAAGACATGCGAGATCCCGGGCCCAATCACTAAGGAGTTCACGCAGTGTCACCACACACTGCGCTAAGGACCACTCCGGGAATCGAACCCGCTAAGTGGTCTTGGGAAAGTTCACATAGGCGTCGTGGCCGTAGTATTTCACAGCGGCACGGTCGTAGGCCAGTGCAGCCTCCCGATTGGTGCGGTGCGCGGCGCCCAGGTAGTAAACCTTACCGTCAACGATAATTCGAGCGATCCACTTGCCGGTGGCTTTATTAAAAGTAACACCCTTAAATCGGCCAAGAGGCGGAGGACGTTTTTGAGCCTCGGAAGACTGATTGCGAATGTAGAGGTTGGATTTACGGCAGTCGAATTCGTCGCCGTTGTGGAAACCCACCCAAACTTTTTCAAGCGAAGGGGTATCTAGTACAAAATGCTGCAGAGTCCTGGTCGAGTCACCAACATGCGCAAGCACAGAAAGGGGGCCCTCCCCATAATACCAAACGTGTTCGTCCACACGGGCGAGGTCCTCGGTGTCTATAAGTGCGTTGCGATCATGGTTGGTGACTACGACTTGGCTAGGCAAAATGACTCCTCAATACCCTTGTCTTTCGGC